AACATCAGAGCTAGCATTACTCTATGCAAGAGTGTCTACGCAGATGCAAGTTAATGACGGAATGTCTCTTGATGCGCAAGAAAGAGATCTTAAAAGAGCAGCAGAGCACGCAGGTTTTACTGAGTTTGAAATACTGCGCGAAGAAGGTCGATCAGGCAAATCAATCAAAGGACGCCCCGTTTTAAGTGCGGCTTTAGCTAAACTCGACAAAGGTGAAGCAGCAGCTATCTTTGTTACTCGTATTGACAGACTCGCAAGATCGACTCAAGACTTTCTTAGCATTGTCGACAGAGCAAACAGCAACAACTGGCGTATTGTAATGCTCGATCTCAATTTAGATACAGCGTCGTACCAGGGAAGATTTGTTGTAACAATCATGAGTGCACTTGCAGAAATGGAACGCGCTATCATTGCTGAACGTCAAAAAGACGTGCACAGAGACCGCAGAGAAAAAGGAAAGGTTTGGGGTGTTGACCTTGGCTTAAAGACAAAAGTATCTGCTGAAGTCAGACTGCAAATCTCAGAGTACAGAAGTCTTGGCATGTCGTATGGCAAGATAGCAGAAAAGCTCAATGAAGAGAATATCCCACCGACGCGTGGAGCTAAGTGGTACGCATCGACTATTCACAGCTTGGTGAACAATCTAAAAGACAAAGGATCTATTTAGATTCCATTTTCTTGCGAATCTCTGTTGCAGAAATAGCTTCAATGTCGGCACCAAGCTCTACTTGCTCAATCTTGTAACCAACGTCGCGTCCATAAACAATGTTTGTAATGTTTGGCATCATTGTCACAAAAGCATCTGGAAGATCTTCTAAGATTAGCTCTTTCACTCTGGTATACTCAAATGGATCTTTATCGGACACTCCGCCAGTATCTCGTACGCCGATAACAACTTGATTGCCACGCTTCTTTGCTTCTTCGTAGAGTGCTCTGTGACCAGCGTGCCACGGCTGGTATCGGCCAAGCATAAGCGTTGTTGGCGCTTTCCAGCAATGTATCTTCATTAGATTAAAACAAAGATCGCCTTCTTGCTTTACAGTAAGGCCGTTGTTAATCTTTAAGTCGTACTCGTCTATAGAAAGATCTTGCCACATGCGGTTCGTGTCTTCATAGCGACCTTCGTCAATTCTGTTTACCCAGAACGTGAAGTCGGCTTTGCCAAACACCTTACGAGTTTCTTTTGTCGGACATACAAAGTCTACAATACATAGCTTATCTTGAGAGCTAATCAAACGCGCAATTGCGCCAAGTCTGCGAGCCTGCTCTAAACGGTCTGTTGTTGTAAAGCCTAGGTCGCTACTGAGATCAGCACGTACAACATCCGCGTTGAGATGAATTGCTCCGCTTCGAGCTACAAGTTCTTCCGCTAGTGCAGTTTTACCTGCGCCCGGCAGACCTACAATTAAAATGATCACTGCTGCTCCAAAGGGACAAGGTTGAGTTGGGCGGGCGAATCATTTGCCGTGCCTCGGCCCACCCAACTCTAAACGTCTCTCTCCCAAGACGTTACACCTATGATTAGAATAGTATCTTGACTTGGCGGCAGAAAGTGTAATTGCCAACAAGATTTATAAATAGACGACGGCGGCAGCAACATAGCGTGTCTTTGGTCCTGACTACTTAAAGTAGTACCCACCGGACTCCCATTTGGCATAGCGTTTAGCGTCTTCATCCATGCTGGAGAAAATAGTAGACGCATCGGGTTGAAGATCTTCTTGATCCTTGTGAGCGTAGTTGTTACAGTAGTGCCCGATGATCGACATGCGAGTTGCGTCTTTCTTTTGAGGAATAGTTCCACGGTGGACAAGGCGACCGTGCCACACAAGAACATCGCCACGCTTTGCTAAGAAAGTAAAAGTCTCTCCTTTGCGCTTTTCAATTTCTTCAAGTAAGTACTCATAAGATCCATAGGTGCCTTCATAGACGTTATCGCCAATGGCATAGAGCTTTGCAAAATCAAGATCCCATAAATGAGATCCAATGATTAACTCGAACGGACCAGACTCTGGAGTCACGTCTTCAAGAGCAACCCAAACGCCAATATAGTTTTCTGCAGCGATCTCGTTATCCAGCGCTGAGTCGTGGTGCCACCCCATCGTCGTTGATGTCCCGTAAGTGCGACTCGAGTGAAGGGCCACTCCTCGGTTGATCTCAGCAAAGACTTCGTGAATGCTTGAGTGACAAAGAATATCCATAATCTCCGTATGCTCAAGGTACGAGTCCCACTTATTCCACCCGACAAGAAGACCTTGTTCGTCACGAACATCGCCAACCTCGGCATGCCACTTGTCTTCGTACTTCTTTAGAAGCTCTTCAGGTATGGAGTTCTGTAAAACAAAAAATCCATTGTCTTCGTAAAACTTATTCATTAGTTCTCGTTATCTCTGTAATAACTTTAATTATAAACTGTTCTACAGTAGTACCAGTGACTGCCGCGGCAGTTTCCATTAAACGGATCTCTTCAGATGTGAGACGAACTACAGCAAACTTTTTGCCAGTTTTAGCAGAGCGAAACACAAGGCGGTGTCGTCTAATCTTCATTTAGAACTCACGACCCTCTCGCAAATCTATTTGCAATGCCCCAGTCGACTTCACCAGTTGGCACAGCTCTAGGCAGCAGCAGTCTGCCTTGAATCTGTGCTCGTGAACCAACACCGTCCACTTCAATACCACGCTCTGAAATCTTGCGTTGAAACGCAATTTGAGTCATTGGTCGTTCACCACGCTCATCGCTCCACGCGCGATACACTGCGTATAGCGACTTAACAGGAGTGGCAGCGCCTTCTACTTCTTTAGTTTCTTCGCCCAAGAAGATACCAATGCGGTCTTCGTTTTTTCGATAGATGTCAGATGCTTCGCTAACTGCTTTGCACCAACCTAAACCATCGCGCGCGCTTGAACCAAGTAGCTTTATTGCACCTTCAACTGCCCATGAAAGTACTGCAGGCAGTCCACCTTCCGGATCAAAGATGTAATGCTTGAGATCTGGATCTGGACTCTCAGGCACGCACGTAAGAGGAACTGGGCGGATACGACGCCACATAGCATCGTCAGTAATGATTGGTCTGTGGTTAGTTGTAATCCAAAGCTTAGCACGCGATTGAAATGTAAAAGGCTTTTCGCCTGGTGATCTTGCTGAGATTTCGCTCGAGCCTGTTAGCTTCTTAATAGAGTTTTCTTTGATTCGTTCGCCGTCTGGTAATTCGTCAACCCAGACAAATCTACGACCGCGCAGCTCAGCCCAGTGATAAAGATCTGAGCCATGCGATTGCCCATCATTTTGAGCAAGAATACTAGAATCAAGAGGCCATGCGTATTGCGATGTTCCCATTGCTTTTACGAGAGCTTCGACCAGTGTGTTCTTACCAGATCCAGGAGGACCATAGACTAAAAACATCACGTCATAAGTACGTAAACCAGTTAGTGAGTATCCGGCAGCGCGTTGCAACCACTCTTGCAATTCTTTATCGCCGCCAGTTGCAAAGTCAATAAACTGTTCCCAACGCACATTACGAATTCCAGGATTGTATGCAACAGGCGCACGGCGAGTGATATAAAGATCAGGACGACCTTTAAGTAGCTCACCTGTTCGCAAGTCAATTACACCATTTGATACGCCCATAAGCGTTTCGTCGCTGTCCCAAGTGTCAACACCTACAAGTACGCGTGGGTCAGATGTAGCACTTTCTATTGTGCCGTTTATCCGTGAGTTAGATTTTGCTTGCTGAGCCCACTTAATAACTTCTGATTGCTTATCGGCATCGTCAAGATAGTGAACAACTTCACTTGCAATAACTGGAGCAACCTTTTTAGAAAGTTCACGCATCTCGAGATTTTCAACATCAGGTTTCCAGTATCCACCGTCCCAGTGAAACCAACCAAGCCCTGGTGTATATCTAATTGCTGGACCAAAAGAGTCAACCATTCGGCGACCATTGCCAGTGTCAGTAAGTGACCGCTTGCCCGGATCTCCACCTTCATCTTCGCTAAGCGCGTCAGGGTCAAGAGGAACATCGATATTATTGAGCTTACTAGCCGCAGCAATAGAATCGCCGTCTTCAACCGACGATTGAATTGTTCCACCGATTGTTCCAGGGAATGAAGTACTATGCGAAGGCGACTGTTGTTCTAGTTTTGGTTTAGAAGACAGAGATGATTTTGGTTTGCCTAGTGTAGCGCTTGAAGACCGAGACTCTTCTTGCGACTTGTTGGCCCACTCTTGAAGACCAGGCCAGAGACGTTCTGTTTTTGGATTATCAAGAACAAACTGAATTGCACGACGCACGTGCATCAGCAGACTGTTGGGTCCTTCTAGTTCCATTGGCGGACGAACTTTTTCAGCATTGAAACGAATCATCATTGTCTCAACAGCAAGTCGTCCTGCTTCAGTGTTTACTGGAAACTTATTCGCAAGTGCACAAGCCATTGCGTAAATGTCGATTGCACGTGAACCTTCTTCAATGCCTTCTGAAAGAAGACGGTCGATATCGACGCGCTCGCCTCCCCACTCCATGCTATCGAGGAATCCCCAATCGCCTTCCGAGTGAGAAGTACCGAGGCGGGCATTTTTCTTGCGAAGAGAAACTAGTAGTTCTTCCGGCGCTTGAGCAATTTCAATTTCCCAAGGAGCTTTCCCAGGGACCCATTCGTAACAAAGACCAGAAAAGTGTCGTGATGGCGCAATAAGAACATATCCATTGTGCTTAATGTCAATACCGCCAAGACCAGCTTTCTTTAAGTTGCCAACCAGTTGCTCTGACTCATCGCACTTATAGAATAGGTGACGGCCGCGCTGAATCTTTCCACCCATGTTGTATTCGCCGGTAATAGCTTCAACTGTCGGTGGCAGTGCGCCTTCAACTAGAGCTTCAAACTTTTCAAATGAATCAGGGCCACCAGCACGAGGATCAATGTCGATTACAAAGAATCCGCTAGGGCGGCAGAAAACGCTGACATTGCTTTCTGGCGCTACTTCCCACCAACGAGCTACAGCAGCAGGATCCGAAGTTGCTTGAGTGTTCCATTCGGCGATACTCGGGTGCTTGCCTACGTCTTTTGGTTCGGCATGGGTTCCACCGCACGTGCACCGTCCATTGATAATTCCGTAACATGGGAGAATCTGCCAACCCGTGGACGCATACCAGTCTGCTGCGGGGCCAAGTCTGCCTTGCGCTGAATCCCAAGCGGACATCTAAAGATAGCCTTTTTCAGTGATGTCTTCTACTATGCTTATGTCGTTCATGGCGTTACTTTCAGATGGAGAGAGATTGCAAAAAAGCGTAACGCTGTCAATATAACTTACGACCCTATTGAATGACGTGATGCAGTGCAACTTTTTGTTTTTTCTTACAAGATTTAGGTAGCAATAATACCACAAGAGTCATGTACAAGGCATGCTGTATGGTGTACTATTTATATTTCAGTACACTGTATAGTTACAGGTACAAGTGACAAACATACTCACACCTACACAGCAGGAGAATTCTATGGGATCGTTGTTTGACGAAATAAAAGAACAAAAGTCAAAGCAAGGCAACAGATCAAGAATCGCAGAGATTCTAGATTCAATGCCAGACCCAGATAGAAAAGATCTACTAAAAGCGCTCAATGATCATAGCATTCCTGCATCAAACATTTCCAAAGCTTTATTAAAGCATGGACATAAGCTAGCAATCAATGTTATTAGTCGCTATCGTCGTGGAGAATTGACGACGGAAATCAAATGAGCCTTTCTGACGATATAAATAAGGAAGAAGAAATATCAGAGCTTAGAAGAGCTCTAAAAGCTTCTCAACAAGCGGAATACAAAGCCAAACGAAAAACAGAGGCTCTTGTAGATGCAGTATACACGGCCGCAAAAGAGTCCGTTCTTGCTTGCGGAAATGGAAAAGCGCAAAAAATAGCTATTCCACCTAAAGATCCTCGCAAAGCAAAGGCTGAAGTTGCACTAGTTCATGCGACGGACTGGCAGAATGGAAAGCTCACAACTACTTATAACATTCAAAAGTGCTCTGATCGCATGGAGCAACTTGCTGCCAAAGTTATAGAGCTTACAACTGTTCAAAGAAGCCACCACCCAGT